ATGGACTATCTCTGACAATACTAGGGATACCGTAAACCCTGTTACGCCATATTTATTTCCACACGCATCTGACGCTGAAGCAACAGACTCAAGTAACGAGATAGACTTCAACAGCAACGGCTTCCAGATCAAGCACGATACCCGCAATAACACTAGCGGTGCAACATACATCTATGCCGCCTTTGCAGACACAAGAGAAGCGGCCTTCTGGTTAGATCAGTCTGGTAATGACAACGATTGGCAACCAGTTAACCTAGACCATAACGATACGTTGTTGGATAGTCCGACTGATAACTTTGCGACTTGGAATCCACTTATACCAAGCACTGGTACGTTTGCAGATGGGAATTTGTCTGTGACTACAACAGTAGATGAAGCAACTTCTGGCACTACACTGCCATCGGCAGGAAAACATTACTGCGAAATAATCTGTACGTCTGCGACTACTATTGCCAATGCTAGACTAGGTGTTACAAATGCAGATGGTATTGGTACTCCGCTAGGTGCTAATACAAACACTTGGGCATATCTTGCTGATGGCCGTGTATACCACAATAGTTCTGCATCATCTTACGGAACGACACTTGCTGTTGGTGATGTATTCCAAATTGCTTTGGATATTGACGCAGGAAAGGTTTGGTACGGGATAAACGGAACTTTTATGGCTTCAGGTGATCCAACGGCAGGAACAAATCCATCCCAAACATTTACAGCAAACCAACAGATGACATTTGCAGTAGCATCGGGCAGTGGCACATTTACGTTTGTAGCCAATTTCGGCCAACAACCATTCAAATACGATCCACCTGCGTAGGAACTAGACATGGCATATTTACCACTCAGCACAGCCAACCTACCCGATCCTGCGATAGACCCTGCACAGGGAAGCAGTCCTGCGGATTACTTTGATGTTTTCACATGGACAGGAACAGGAAACACTGGACGATCTTTTACAGATTTGTCATTCCAACCGGATTTGGTTTGGGCGAAAAACAGAAATAAAGCATATGGTAACGTGTTGTATGACAGTGTTCGTGGCGCAGGAGCAAATAAAGAATTAAGTTCGGATATAACGGGTGCAGAGGGGTCGTTGGTTACTAGCATTTACGATTATCTGAGTTCTTTTGATAGTAACGGGTTCACAAGCACATTCTCGGGAAGCAACTTTGCCGCTTACTTCAACGACTTAAACGATCCGTTTGTCGCTTGGAACTGGAAAGCCAACGGCTCTGGTGTCAGCAACACAGATGGCTCGATAACGTCTACGGTGAGTGCGAATACAGAGTCTGGGTTTTCTGTAGTGTCTTGGTCAGGAAATCAAACTTCTGGGGCAGATGTAGGACACGGCCTCAACAGCGCACCTCAAATAATTATTACAAAATGCCGGACTCACGCAACAAGTTGGGTTGTGGGTATTGGCGGGATCAGTGGCTTTGGAGTGAACGATTATTTAATTTTGCAAACAACAAATGCAAAAGCATCATCGTCTACTTTTTATCAAGCATACGACACAGATACATTTACCGTTGGGGTTTCTGCCGCTGATGAAATGAACAAGACAGGTAGAGACTATATTTCCTACTGCTTCCACAGTGTCGAAGGCTTCTCAAAGTTTAGCTCATACACTGGCAACGGTAGTACAGATGGCCCATTTGTGTACACAGGGTTTAGACCTGCTTTCTTGCTTGTGAAGCACATCAACGGAACACAAGATTGGCATATGCTAGATTCTGAACGAGGCTCTTACAACGTCATTGGACCGTATTTGTACGCAAACAGTAATGGCTCTGAAAACAATGCGACAAAAGTAGATTTCTTGTCTAATGGCTTCAAGATTCGTGTGGGTGACAACGCAATGAACTCTAACGGAAATACTTTGATCTACATGGCCTTTGCCGAAAACCCATTTAAGTACAGCAACGCTCGCTGATAGGAGATAGAAACAATGTGGACTTACTTAGGTAAGCGTGTAAGAGAAGGGCGAGTGTTCACAGACAACACAGGCCGTAAGTATCCGCCACAGTGGTGGTATCGCACAACAGACGCAGAGAAGACTGCACTGGGCTTAGTCCACGTTGCTGATCCTGCACCATACGACAATCGTTTTTACTGGGACGCTAATACCCCAAAGGCACTGGATGATGTGAATGAAGTTGACGCCGAAGGCAATCCCATCTTGGATGAAAGAGGAAATCAAATCATCACAAGAGGACTCAAGTACAACGCCATTCAGCAAACAAAAGCAACAGCGGCAGGACTCCTACAGCCAACTGATTGGATGGTTACGCGCAAGGCAGAGGCGGGAACGGCGATACCAAGTGCCGTTGGAGATTACAGAACGGCTGTCCGCACTGCGTCAGGCAATATCGAAACTGCGATAACCAATGCGTCAGACCTTGCGGCGTTCATGGCGTTGTATGATGCAACATACGATGCAGATGAAGTTCAAACCGCACCCGCACCTATGAACAATTGGCCTGATACGATCTAAGGGCAGGATGTGAAAGAGATGGCAACAGAAAGCACTAAGACATTTGTAGACGGTTTAAGTGTAGTAACAGTAGTAGGAACTATTGGCGAGATGTTACCACCGCTAGCGGCCCTGTTTACTTTGGTGTGGACAGCAATAAGAATATACGAAACTAAGACAGTGCAGAGGCTTCTAGGAAGGAAACCTCCTAATGATAACTGAGCTTGCCGCCGCTAATGCCGCCTTTGGTGTTATTAAAGAAACCATTGCTAATGGTAAAGAACTGTATGAAGCAGGAGAAGCATTAGCAAAGTATTTTGGCCTCAAGGCTGAGATACAAAAGAAAGCGCATGAACACGGATATAAGTCTGACCTTGAAGCGTTTATGGCTACAGAGCAACTCAAAGAATATGAGGATGCTCTAAAACAAATGATGATCTGGCAAGGGCGAGCCGGGTTATGGACAGATTGGTTAGGCTACCAAAGCAAGATGAAGGAAAGTCGTGAAGCCGCAGAGAAAGCTGAGAAGGCCAAAAAAGTTAAACGTAAAAACCAGATTGTTGATCTTTGTATTAGCATCTGTTTGGGCATTAGCGTTCTCTCAGCCATTGGCTTGGTGATATACATCTTCTATTGGCTCAGTAAACAGTAGGTCACTTATGTGGGTATTATTTGCAATCTTAATTCAGGCTGACGGATACACTGTTTATCCTCAAGGCCCGTTCGCAACAATGGATCAGTGCTTTGAAGCCCGACAGTATTTTATGGACACAGCACCAAAGCCTAAAATAAACTATGAAGCAGTGTGTATACAGACGGACGTAACAGGTAATGGCGCATGATTGGATTGGTCACAGCTATCACGAACTTGGCAGGTACATGGGTCAGTGCCAAGGCGGAATCAACCAAAGCCACGGCAGAGGCGAAAGCCACCGCACTGAAAACAGCGGCCCAGTCCACAGCGGATTGGGAACGCATCATGGCAGAAGCGTCCAAGAACTCGTGGAAAGACGAGTGGTTAACGATAGTGTTCAGCATCCCTCTGATTTTGGTTTTTATACCAAGTATGGTTCCACATATACAGCAGGGATTCAACGCATTGGCAACTTTGCCGATATGGTATCATGAGATTCTCATGGTAATTGTACTGGCCTCATTCGGTGTTAAAGCCGGTAAAGGTCTAATGGAAATGATAGGGAAGAAATAATTATGCCTATGGGAATGAAATATACTACAAAAACTCCTCGTGGAAATCGAGTTACTCGTAAATCTTTTATGAAAAAAACAACTACAGCTAAACAAACAACAAAATCAAACTCTAAAAGGAAAAAGTAATATGGCTAAAGGTGTCAAGCACTATTTTAAAGACGGTACAGAGCACAAAGGGGCTACACACAAAGACCCTAAAGGCAGACCAATGTCAGGTGCTCGACACACTAAAAATAGCAAGTACTTGTATCACATGAACGAGTTATCTGCTACAGCTAAAAAGAAAGGGATGAGAGGTAAATAAAATGCCACAAGGTAAAAAACATAGAGATCCGGGAGCGGTACAACGTGCTATGAAAAAAGAATCAGCCGCACGTAAAAAAGATGCAGAATTTGCTAAGAAAAATAAATTAACAACAAAACAAAAAACACTACCAAAAGCACTGCAATCTAAAATTCTTAAAACAAAAAAGAAAAAGTAATGGCTACCCCTACAAACAAAGCACTATACAATCGCGTGAAGGCTGAGGCTAAACGTAAATACAAAGTATGGCCTAGTGCTTATGCTTCAGGTTGGCTTACAAAGGAGTACAAAAAGCGTGGCGGCAAATACAAGTAAGAAGCCTAAAGGTGGTCTTACTAAGTGGTTTAAAGAAGACTGGCGTGACCTAAAGACAGGAGAGAAGTGTGGACGTAAGTCTGCAAAAGGCGGAAGCAAAAGACCTTATCCTTCCTGTCGTCCTAAAGCTGTAGCACAAAAGATGACAGCGGCTGAAAAGCGTAGTAGTACATCTCGTAAGACTGGCCCTGCTAAGATTAAACACAAAGTAACTGCATCAGGAAAACGTAGAAAATGAGTAAGCCAAAGTTTCCACCAAACCCGCAACCAAAGATTGACAACCGTAGTATTCCAAAAGGTTATACATATATTCCCGGTGAAACGTATACACCTAAAAAATCTAAAACATCAAAAAATAAAAAGGTGGATGACGATAAAAACTGGAAACGGTTACCTAACCAACCAAAAGGATACAGATTTTAATGGCTAAATCAAAAGATCCTAAGTTAGCTCGTGCAGGTGTAAGTGGCTACAACAAACCTAAACGCACTCCGGGTGGTTCTAAAAAGTTTGTAGTGGTTGCTAAAGAAGGCGACACAACCAAGACTATTCGTTTTGGTGACCCTAACATGACGATTAAAAAAGACCAACCTGCTCGTAGAAAGTCCTTTAGGGCACGACACAAGTGTGACACAAATCCACCAAGTAAACTAACTGCACGTTATTGGTCATGTAAAAAATGGTAACACTTGACAAATCAACAAAAGTATGCTATAATATTATCTCTTAAGTAGGAAACGCAAATGACTTATTTATCAATTGTTAATAATGTTCTTAAACGATTAAGAGAACGTACAGTTTCTACTGTAGAGGAAAATACTTATTCTACTTTAATTAGTATGTTTGTCAATGATGCCAAGCAAGAAGTTGAACAAGCATGGGATTGGTCAGCCTTACGAACAACACTAACGGCAACAACTACAGCAGGTGCATTTGCGTATGAGTTAACAGGCGCAGGTGATAACATGAAAATGTTGGACGTTGTGAACGACACATCTAATGTGTTTATGACATACAAGACTGCCTCTGATTTTAACAATTACTATTTAAATTCTAACCCAACTCAAGGCTCTCCTCGTTACTATTCGTTTAATGGTATTGATAATAATGGCGATACAATTGTAGAAATATTTCCTCCTCCAGATGGTACATATTTAATTCGTTTTAATTTAATTAACCGACAAGACGATTTGGCTACAGATACTGATGTACTCTTATGTCCATCTAAGCCAGTGGAAATGCTTGCATATGCTAAAGCTGTGGAAGAACGTGGTGAAGACGGTGGTGTTGCGGGAGTTTCTGCATACCGTACAGCAGAACGTGCATTGTCAGATGCTATTGCACTTGATGCCGCCAAGCACCCTGAAGAAGTGATCTGGACTACACCATGAGCAAGCCGCTACAGTCAGCTAGTATTGCCGCACCGGGGTTCTTTGGACTTAACACTCAAGAGTCCTCAGTTACACTTCAGGATGGCTTTGCTCTTGTTGCTGATAATTGTGTTATTGATCGTTTTGGACGTTTAGGTGCTCGCAAAGGATATCGCTACTTAACCAGTGGAAGCACCGGTGTTAATTTAATAGGGTTACATCGCTTTGTTGATATTACAGGATCAGAGACAATTATTTCTTGGTCTGCAACTTCATTCTTTACAGGTGTTGGTACGCTTACTCAAATCACTCCAACAACTGACAACACAATTACTACGGGAAACTGGCAGTGCGCTACACTAAATGACAAAGCGTACTTTTTTCAACGCGGTTACAAACCAATGGTGTACGATCCAGTAGCCGGTACAATTACTGATGTAGAAGACGAGCACAATGTTACGGGAACTCCTCCATCTGGAAATACTGTACTATCTGCTTATGGTAGATTATTTGTAGCTGATACTGCTACTGATAAGATGACAGTATTTTTTTCTGATCTTCTCAATGCACAGCACTGGAACTCTGGGTCAGCAGGATCAATTAATTTAGAATCTATTTTAGTTAAAGGCACTGATGAGATTGTAGGACTTGGTGCTCAAAACGGACAGCTTATTGTTTTCTGTAAGCAGAACATTGTTATCTTTGGAGACACAGGTGGTAGCAGTACATTTGATGTAGCTAATTTACGACTTGTAGAAGTTATTAGCCGTGTCGGATGTGTTGCAAGAGACAGTATTCAGAACACAGGTCTTGATATCTTTTTCTTGTCTGAAGATGGCTTGCGTAGCCTTGGACGAGTTATTCAAGAAAAGTCACTTCCAATGCGAGACTTGTCTGCTAATGTCCGTGATGATCTTGTAGACGACACAATTGCAGAAAATGTTAATGACATTAAATCTGTTTACTCAGAAGACAATGCATTCTACCTATTGTTATTTCCATCGTTCCAACGTATCTATTGCTTTGATACACGAGCACCATTACAGAACGGAGCACTCAGGGTAACACTTTGGGACACACAGACTCAAAAGAATATGCTTGCTTTACCTAACGCTGTGTACTTTGCTCAGACTAACGGTATTGTTGATTACGCTACATTTCAAGATAATGGCACTGCATACCGCATGAAGTACTTTACAACATACTTTGACTTTGGTAGTGCAAGTCAGTTTAAAATTCTCAAGCGTCTTGCTACCACTGTTATTGGTGGTTCTGGTCAGGACTTTGTACTCAAGGCAGGATTTGACTATACAGACAGCTATCAATCATTCCCTGCTCAGTTAGCAACTAAAGCTGTAGATGAATACGGTATATCCGAATACAATATTGCAGAGTATGAGACTGGCACACTGGTAGAGGTAGTACGCTCTGCGACAGGCGGTACAGGTAACGTACTTCAGATTGGATTTGAATCAAACGTAAACGGTGCGGAATTATCGCTCCAGAAACTAGACATATTTGTTAAACAAGGTAGGGTCTTCTAATGTCTAACTATACTAAACTAACCGACTTTGCCAGTAAAGATGCACTGCCCACGGGTAATGCGGCAAAGATCGTCAAAGGCACAGAAATTGATGATGAGTTTGAAGCCATTGAGACAGCCGTTGGAACTAAAGCAGACTTAGCATCGCCTACATTTACTGGTACTCCTGCGGCTCCTACGGCTTCAGCGGCGACTAACAGTACGCAACTAGCAACTACTGCGTTTGTACAAGCTCAGAAAGCTTCTCCTGCGCTTACAGGAACACCTACAGCCCCTACAGCGTCTGCAAGTACAAACACTACACAGGTTGCTACAACTGCTTTTGTACAACAAGAAATTACAGCGAATGCATTTACTCTACCTGCGGCTTCAGGGTCAACATTAGGCGGTGTTAAGATGTCGTTGTCTGGTCAAACCTTAACAATTGCGACATCATAATGGCTATTGTATTTGACGGAACAACACTGAACTGGTACACACATACTATTACGTTTGATGGTAGTACAGTCAGTAGCCCTAACGATCCCGGCACAGTTACTTTTGATGGTACAACAGTGCATGGGTTAACTGGATTTAGTTCTGAGACTACTCTGACTACATTGGGCCTTGCACCCGATTCTTCTGATATTGAAAACTGGGTGTCAGCATTAACTACTGAAATTACGGATGCGTTTCATTCGCATGGGTATACACAGGGGCCGGGTACAGATACTCGCTATACAATGTATTTAAAAGAAGGTTACCGATGGGTTACTGGTGATGGTACGTTTGTAGGTACAGCAAGTCCCGGTACTTCAGTAGTAGCATATTCTGGTCAGTCAGTGACAGGGTTTAATACTTCACACAACGGCGGTGTTAGTGGTACTTTACGTAGAGATAACGGCGTTTGATAAAAACACCAGTAGCAATACAACCTGCTTACACGATTTATTATGAAGAATATGAGCATCGAACATTTACACATGCAGATGTTTATAAGTGGACACCAGTAATAGCAAAAGAATTTAAAATGGTTCATGCATTGTTACAACAAATACATAGTGATCCTTTTTATTGTTTAGTTGACAACCCCAAATTGGAGAAGTTCGTCAAGTTTTTAGGTTATAAGTTTTTAAAAGAAGTAATTTGTACTGACGGAGCGATTCGGAGAATATTTAAATATGGGTAACGTAGTAGGAAGCCTGCTTGGTACAAGTCGTTTGACACGCCGAGCAGATCAATTTGAAGGTACGGCTAGAGGCTACGCTGAAGAGGCTAAGTTTAGACCTTATACAGTTACGACTGGTGCAGGTACAACAGGGTTTAGAGACGGTGAATTTTTTGCTCGGCTATCACAGCCCTATCAAGATATTCAAGCAACTACACTTGGTGGTGCGTTAGGTCTGTTTGAGCAGGCGGCGGCGTTTGATCCTGCTCAACGAGCACAACAAGTATTTGGGGAGCAGTCTGCTTTATTACAACCTGCATTTCAACAACAAGCACAACAACTGCAACAATCTTTATTTGGAAGTGGCCGTTTAGGTTTACGACTTGCAGGAGAAAGCGCAGGACTTGGCGCAGGATCTGGGATGGTACAGCCTGATGCTTTAGGGCTTGGGCGAGCACAACAGCAAACACTAGCACAGATTGCCGCAGGAGCACGAGAGCAGGCACTAGGCGAGCAAGCACAATTAGCTAACCTTGCAAGTGGATTATTTGGTACTGGCTTAAATGTATCTAACTTGGGCATGAGTTTACTTGGTCAGGGTATCGGCGCAGAAGGCGCACGATCTGCGGCAGGAGCGCAAGCAGGTGCAGTAGGTACAGCATTCTTTGATCCTGTTGCGGCGGCATATGGACAACGAGCTAAAGCACAGACTGGCTTTGTTGGAGGATTATTGGGTTCTGTTCCTATGTTAGGCGGCTTTAAGCCGGGGGGTTAAGGAATTATTATGGCTGAATCACTATTTCAAGGTACATCATTGTACAAAACACCTGCTCAGATTATAGCAGAGCGTCGTCAAAAATATGCAACGGCATTGTCAAGTATGTCAGGGGCTGAACGAGCAGGTGCAGGCATCGGGGCATTGTTTTCTGGTTTTTTACCTGACTCACAGATGAAGAAAGCAACAGAGATTGATCAATTATTTGCTGAGACTCAGCAGGAGTTTGCAGGCGCTCCACAAGAGGCCGATGTTGTTGGCGCACAAGGTGAGAAAATGTCTGGAACAGGAAAACCTTTTTCAGAAATGACACAGTTTGAGCAAGACAATGCTCTTCTTCAAGACACAGCGCAAATGTATTCTGCTTTTAGTGAAAAACTATCTGCTCTTGGTTATGCATCTGAAGCAGAAGCGGCTAAAAACCAAGCACTGGAGTATCGTCTCAAGGCGTATGAGTTAATGAAAGCCAAAGCTGGCATTGAATCTGAACAGGCTCTTACAGGTTATCGGCAAGCACAGGCTAAAGATACTGAAAACTTACCACAAATGACAGGCGAGTCTCGTAGACAGATTAGTGCATTGATCAAAGCAGATGATGAGCTTGAGACTATTATTGGTATGGAAGGAACAATGGCTGAACGTATCCTTAAAACCACTGGAGAATTCTTTGGTGTGAGTGAGGGACCAACTCCTGCAATCATGAATAGACAACAACTTATTCAAGCAATCTTTGCTAAGTCTCAGTTAGATAATATTTCACTGGAAGAGGCGGCTGAAATGCTTAAACAGGACCTTTTATTGGGGCCACAATAATGGCAGTCGCTCGTGTTACTGGGCGCACACCTGATGGTAAGGTAGAAGTTACTCTTGCCCAACCTATTGTGTCGCCTGATGGAAGTGAAGTAACTAAGCTAACTCTCTTTGAAGATCAACTTGCTGATCTTGAAATGGAGGGTATGAATATTACTGGAAGTAAAGTAAATACTTCTGCAATTGAAGATCAAGACGTTGCTGTTGAAGTTCAGAAAGCGGCTAAGCAAGAAGATGAAGAGTATATAACTTCTGCGTGGGATCGTTTTCAGTATGGTAGAGACAAAGGCACAAGCGATGTAGAGAATGCAGGTCTGTGGTTAGAGTCTCGTATGCCTTATGGTAATCTTGACTTTGATGAGAATGGATTACCTGTCTATCGTAGTCCAGAAGAACTATACGGCCCTGAGTTTATGCAGATGAACCCAGAAGAACGCCGTATGTATCTTCTGAATCAACGTCAACAACAGATTGAAATAGAAAACCAAGCGGTTATCAATGCAAATGAAACAGGCTCTTTTGCTGAAGGAGTCGGTGAGTTTGTTGGGATGCTTGAGTCTCCTACCACACTGATACCTGCGTTCAAAATATTCAAGTCTAACTTGTTAAACCTTGCAGGCTTTGGTGCTTTGTTTGGTGCAGAGTATGATACCCTCCATCAGTTAGCAAACAAAGGTGAGGTTGATCCTGTCGAGGTTGGTAAAGCCTCTGCGATCTCTGCTGTTGCTACACCAGTTCTTGCTAAGTCTATTGAAAAGGTAGCAAGACTTGTGCCAATTCCAGGAGCTAAGACTGGGAAAGAATTAGAGCAAGCAAACAAAGCTGTTGATGCAGTTAATGAATCTTTAGCGCGAGCCAAGGTACAAGGTCTTGATGATCAGGCAACAATGGCACTGGTACGCAAAGAGACTGGGTTGCAAGAAGGTCAGATCTTACAAGTAGCTCAGAAGGCTGAGAAGCCTATTACACCTCCTGCAAATGCAGATGAAGCCAAAAAGATTATCGAAGCAAGAGACATAGTTGCTGATCCAATTAGTGCGAGAGTTAAATATCCTTGGTGGGATAAAGCATTAAGTAACATCTCTTACGATCTTCAGCGTGAGTCTGCTCCTATTGCTTTAGCGTTACGTGATCATGAGCGTGTTATTCGTGCAGAGTCTGCTCAATATATGAAAAAACTACAGCCATTCTTTGAAGACTTTGCAAAGCTACCTGCAAAAGTACGAAAAGAAATTAATGTATTGTTGCGTAACCAAGACATTGATGGTGCAAGAGCATTGGCTCAGAAGAACTCTTTGTACACCTTCAGAGGATTCGATCAGGTTAAGAATGTACTAGATGATCTTGCAGGGCGTGCTAACAAAGCAGGCTACAACATGGGTTATGTTGATAATTATTTTCCATCAAAAGTTAAAGACCTTGACGGATTACGTCAGACTCTAACAGGTAAGCAACGTGGTATGATTGAGAGTGCGATTGCTAAAAGAGCAAAGCAGTTAAATGTATCATCTGCTGAGGTTCCTACAACAGATCGTATTACAATTACTAACAGCATCATCTCTGGGCATAAGCCTGTATTTAGTGGGACTGGTTTCTCCTTTGCCAAGGGGCGTACACTAGATCGTGTGACAGCAAAAGAAATTGACTACTACGCTGACCCAATTGAGTCACTCCATGATTATGTAAATCAAACGGTATCTAATATCAACAAGCGTAGATTCTTTGGTACAGCGGCTAAGAATAAGAGTGCCACTGATATTAATGTTGAGGCTTCTGTTGGTGCATTAGTACAGCGTGAGCTTGCGTCAGGACGGATAAGCGAAAATCAAGCAGACAAAATTAGTAATATCTTAAAGATCCGTTTTAATAGCGGGGAAGAAATGCCTGCAGGATTTATTCAAGTCATGCGTAATGCAGGTTACTTAGGTACTCTTGCTGATGTTGTTTCTGCCACTAAACAGTTTGCTGATGTGGGTGTATCTGCATACATGAATGGACTTCGTCATACCATAGCCGCTATGTTTGGTAAGAACCAAGTAGATATGAGAGACTTTGGGTTACTAGATGTGGTAGCTCAAGAGTACAGCACAGCAGAAAAGCTAGCAGGTACTTTAACTAAGTGGTTCCAACGCTCAGGGTTCTCTCGTATTGACCGTTTCGGTAAGGATGTGTTTTTAAATGCCGCATTTAGACGGGGTAAATCTTTAGCACAAAGTGCAGGAGGTCAGCGTAAACTTGAAAGTGAACTACGCCCTGTCTTTGGTGACGAAACAAATACATTGATGAATGATCTGCGTGCAGGGCAAGTCAGTGAGAATGTGAAGCTGTATCTTTGGAATCAGTTATCAGAAGCACAGCCTATCTCTTTGTCTGAGATGCCGTATGCGTATTTATCAGTACCCAATGGGCGTATCTTTTATCAGATGAAGTCATTCTCTATTAAGCAGTTGACTAACATGCGTAACCAAGCAAGACAGGAGTTTAACAAAGGTAACTACTTGACTGGTATTCGTAACGCAACAGGACTGGCTGTGGTTTTAGGATTATCTGGTGCAACAGTTGATGAAGTGATTGACTTTATGCTTGGTCAAACAGCGTCACCTGAAGATATTCCTGATGGAGTAGTAGAGAACTTGTTAGGATTAGTAGGTGCATCTAAGTATGTTCGTGATAAAGGCTTAACAGAAGGACCTGCTCAAGCGGCATTGACTAACCTTACCCCTCCGATCTTTGGTCTTATTGACTCAGCCGCTAGGGACATTGGGACTCTTGCAAGTGAAGATGGTATCACAGAAGATAGTGTGATACGTAGTTTGAGAACATTACCAGTGGTAGGACAAGTGCTATATAACTACTTAGGTGGTGGACTTGAACGTGCGCTTGAGACTGAGTTCAAAGAACAAAACGACTGATAAAAAAATGGGGACTACATAGTCCCCTAAGTCCACTGGAGGGTGGTTCAGTCGTCAGTAAGTCCCCAGACATCGCCTAACATAATCTTAATAAACGGAATGTTGATGATGTAACCATCAAAAAAGAATACTTGTTCGTTTCCTTCATCCCCTGTCTTGTGTCCGTAGATTGGTTGAGACTCAACAGACTCAACAGACAATCCAAAGACGTGCCAAAAGCGTACAGATACTACCATCCCCAATCATCTCCTTCCAAACCATGTGCGTTGTAATCAGTGACTCGCTTCTCAAAGAAGTTACTCATTGACGATCCTCCTAGTAACTCTTCCATCCACGGCAGAGGATTCTCCTTAACCTTCCAGTTCGTCTTGAGACCAAGTTGCAGTAGTCGTCTGTCTGCGAGGTAGCGAATGTACTGCTTGACATCTGCCGACGACAGACCTTCCAAGTCACCCATCTCATACGCAAGATCAATAACCTTGTCTTCAAGTTTGACTGCAGTACGGAACATCTCGTAGATATCTTTCTTGAAATCGTCATTAACGATTCGTGGATGTTCATTACAATACTCCCTGAATAACTTAGCCATCCCCTCTGCGTGTTGTGACTCATCACGTACTGACCACTCAACAACAGTACACATACCCGGCATCTTACCGTAGCGTTGGTAGTTAAGTAGCATCGCAAATGCTGAGAACAAACTCATACCTTCATTCAACACTGAGCGTGCAATTGCAAGGGCTGTACCGCTTATAGAAGTTACGTCTAATCCGGACATGAACTCCAGTTTTGCAGACATTTGCTCATACTCTAAGAACGCTGTAAACTCCTCTTCCGGAAGTCCGAGAGTGTCATTGAGTAAGGCATATGCTCGTTGATGGATGAACTCACGAGAAGCAAAGGCTGTGAGCATGGCTCTAATCTCATTGTTCTTGAACTTGGGAATATAATACTCAAGATAGTTTGTTCCAACCGCCACGTCTGTCTGCGTAAATAACCGCAAGATCTGGGTGATATGGTTCTTCTCGCTCTCCGATAGTGCGCCTGACTTCCAATGTGATACATCTGTTTGTAACTCTAACTCATCCTCAATCCAGTGGATACGCTCATGCTCTGTGGCATACGTAACAGCCCAAGGGTATGCGAATGGTTTATAACTTTTGCTCTGTTCCTGCAAGCTCATATAATTGTTTCTCCAGTGTGTCCAGTTTATTGGACAAGTCTATGATTGTGTCGTATGCATCATTTAATAATTGTTTATTGAAAGGGTCTATGTCTTTGACCAGTTCAATTCTTTCTAGTATCTTGTTGTTCACGTACCTTAATCTCCAGTTCTAGTCCAATGATCTTGGCGTGTTGCTTACGTGCCTTCTCCCAGTTCTTGTTGCACGACGCCTTCAGCAATTTCAACCACGCCTTCTTTAGTTTCAGGTCTAAGCTCATACCCATCCTCTTTATTTATAGCTAGCTCTAGCAAACGTGTCAATCCAACCTCAACAAGGTAGCGAGTAGCTTCTACATCTGTCACGATCTCTAGGTTTGCTGAGCCATCTTCATTCTCCTCTAATCGTTTCACTTGAATCATACCATACGTTTCACTCATTGCAATGCTCCTTTGCATAGGAATACTAATAACTATCCCTGACAACTTACACAGACATCATCGTCTTCAAAGTCCTTCAGCGCATTACGATCTACTTTCGTTCCAACCTTCTCCGCTGTAACGCCCGCAGTCGTGCGCAAGTAGTATAGTCCTTTAAGCCCTTCCTTCCACGCTTTGAGATGGACTTGATTAACGATAGCTTTGTCCGTACCAGATGGGAAGAATACGTTGACAGACTGTCCTTGACATATGAACTCTTGTCTTTTGCCTGCGTGTTCGACAACCCAGTTCTGATCCAGTTCAAACGCAGTTTTAAATACAGCCCTCTCACTGTCGGATAGGAACTCCAAGTGCTGTACAGAGCCTTCATTCTCAAGAATACTTTGCCAGACCTTCTTGGTGTTCTTTCCTTTATCATCTAAGAGTTCCTCCAAGTACGGATTACGAACAGTATGACTACCGGCACGAGTACGATGCACATAGCAGTTGCTAATACGTGGTTCAATGCTAGCAGAGCACCCACATAAGATACTAGAATTAGCGTTAGGAGCAACAGCCAACAGATGCATATTTCTAACACCAGTACCACGTCCATCAGGACATTCACCACGCTCCATAGCCAACTGGTACGTACTGTATTGAGCCTGCTGTTTGATCTCTTGGAACATCTGGTAGTTTTCACTAGCGGCCTGCCACGATTCCCAAGCTATGCCTTTGCCTTGGAGGTAGCCGTGGAAGCCCATCGCTCCGAGGCCAACTGAGCGTTCTCTGTAAGCTGAGTAAACAGCTTTTGATAGTTGCTCTGGTGCGTTGTCAATAAAGAATTGAAGCACGTTGTCCAAGAATCTGATAAGGTCTCCAACCATTCCGCTTGATTTCCAGTCGTCGTATTTTTCGAGGTTGACTGATGAGAGGCAACAGACTGCTGTGCGTTCTTCATTTGTTGCGAGATGGATTTCATTGCAGAGGTTGCTACCCATAATTGAGAGTCCAAGCCGTCTCTGAGCTTCTGGTAAACCCCGTCTGGCTGTGTCGATAAAGTTAAGGTAAGGACTGCCAGTTCTGAAGCGAGCTTCAAGTATTCGTTGCCAAAGTCTGCGAGCCTTGACTGTATCTCTGACAATTCCTGTACTTGGGTCTGTGAGATTCCATTCTGTATCATTGATTACCGCCTCCATAAAAGCGTCAGTGATATTCACTGCATTAAAAAGATTAAAACATTTGCGATTGATGTCGCCACCAGTCGCTACCTTGAAGGAGATAAACTCCTCGATGTCAGGATGACTTACGTCTAGGTACGCCGCGTAGCTTCCCTTCCGTGTCTTCCCCTGCTTGTACGCTGTCATCTGAGCGTCCACTACTTTCATGAATGGAATCGGTCCCGGAGCCTTGTCGCTCACTCCTCTCACGTCTGACCAGTGCCCACCCACACCTCCGCCCTTTACGGAAAGCCACGCTACTTCACCGTTATGTTCAATAAGGCTATCAAGATTGTCACCCACGTAAGTAAGGAAACAAGAAATAGGCAACCCACTAATCTTTCCATTCGGTTCTGGGGCATTGCTGAGGACAGGTGACGCAAACATGAACCAACCCTTTGAGGCATAGTCATAAATACGTTGTGCCAAATCCAGATCCCCATAGCAGTAGGCCACTGCCGCACGAGCGAAAGCCTGCTGAGGAGATTCTTCATGCTCAAGCATATAGTAGTCACGCATGAGTGTGCTTGCTTGATCACTGAGGCGAAAGTCTCTTTCATAGTCAATCGTTATCCCAAGGTGTTGAGTCATCGAAATCATTCTCCAGTGTGTCTTGTTTTTCTTCAATGCGATCAGTGAACCGATCTACCAAGTCAGCAGAGGTAATTTCTAATGTTTCCATTACAGTTACCTCGTCTAACTGCTTGAGTTTATCCTTAATTTCTTCAAGCGTAAACATTTATTTTACCATACTTCAATCAATTTGTCAAGGTAATGTTTGCACTTTTGCAAGTCTAACACACCGCCTTTGTCTTGAAACCTAGCTATGTATTTGATTACATTACCCAACAAGAATCCTTTGAACTGTTCCTCAGTCATCCATGCTTCCATAGCTTCCCAAGGTTGGATGTCTTTGTTGGTGTAGTGATTACCACCTAGCTGATATTCATGAGCCATAGAAGTTAGATCAGGCATACCTCTCCCTCAAGTAATTGATTGACACTGGCATCTCATCGAATGCTCCGTCTTTGACTTCGTGCAACATCCATATACCAGACCATGATCCGTTAGTCTGTGGGTTTAGATAGTCTTCATCATGAAGATAATAAATACCTGCAAACAATCCAGTGATTCGTTTACCATCAGCACGTCTAGCGTAAGAAATGCTACGATCCTGTACATGTCCCATTACACAAGACATATGTTGCTTGGTAATTAAAGCATTAGAGGAACTCACTGGCCTTCCCATGACACCAGAAACAAAGTAATGGCTATAACAAACGCCGTCAATAACCACAGGTTGTAAGAAATCATACACTTCCCATCCCATCTCTTTCAAGTATAGATCATCGAACGACATCAGGCCTTCTAGTTTCGGATCAGCATTGATTGCACGTTCAATACGATACTCATGGTTTCCTAAAGTAAACACCATACGAGGGTTCCACTGCTTGTGTTTGTTACGATGCAAGCGTTTCTTTTCTTTCTCGATTGGTTCAAGAAATGCTTTCATTCCCTCGATACCTGCATTGATATCATTGATATACCTGCGTCCTTCAAAAGACTTCTTGCCTACATCATACGTTGACAGTGACGGCATATCAAAGTGATCTCCAATATGAATAATCACATCAGGTTTCTTCTCAACGGCATATTCTCCTGCCCATCTCAAGTGATCCAGTGGATTCCCCGGCTTAACTTGAGTGTCAGGTATGACCATATGTTTAGTCATGACTAAGGTTCCTTAACAATTCAAAGAAGTGCTCTGCGTCTACGACTGCGAGAGGTTTCCTTCTGTTTTCTTTAACAATGACAAGTGGCTGTGCATCGCCTCGATTGTTGCACTGGTCAATATAACGATAGACTCCAACTCTCGCAAGGCTCTTGCATTCGACATCATACGCGAAAGACTTACTAGCCAAAGGGCTAAGTTGAAGATCACTGCCGCTAACGCCCATGCTTGTGCTTCTGACATCATCTTCCTCCAAGTGTGAGTATACTGCCAAGACTTGATCACGAGTCCACTGCTGTAGTTTACGCCCTTTAGCTTTCGCTGATTGCGTCTTCATCTGGAGGACTCCATATCTCATCTGGTTTACGTTGTAAGTACAATAAGATTCCATTCTCAATTGCACGTTCTTGACTGCCTAACTCCTCAACACACACGTCAAACATTTCCCGTTCACTCAGTCCATTGAGTAATTTGTATGCTTTCTTTGGCCCAATACCCTTGACACCGATGATGTTATCAACACGGTCTCCAACAAGAAACTGCATGTAAAAGTTAAGCAATCCTTCTTCTGCTGTAATGTAATACTTTTCCTTCTTGGTAAAGTTGTAGTGCCACCCTTGCACTTGATCAAAGTCTTTGTCTAAAGAAACGATGATGCTATCGTCACCGTGCTCAGTACATGCAGTAGCAATAGCATCATCAGCTTCGTTTCCCTTACTTACACAACCATTCCAAGCAGTCAACAGATACTCACGCAACAAGGCATGATGTGTTGGCTTCTCACCTTTTCGATTGCCCTTATAAGGAGCAGTGATGGCGTAGTCATTCCGATAGTTTGTAGGACCTGTCAAGTAAGTAATCCATGTATTACAATTCAGATCAAACATCAGCATGTCCTCCAAGAAGGAAGCCATCGTCCTGATAGCAATATCCTCAGACTCTTCGTTGGTTGCAAACCCTATACGGTAGCAGAGGATATCACCATCAATCAGAGCTATCACAGTGTCTCTTCATCCTCAGAGACTTCGTTGACAGGCTCAGGTGTATACGCATTTAAGTCTGTGACTACCAACTTAGAAATACCCATTGACATTCCTGATGTACCAGTGGGCGACTTCCATGAGTATGGCTTAAGCATAATAGTTGCCTTACTGCCGTTACCCACTTTGATATCGGACGCAATGATGTCACCATTCTTATCATAAGGTGTGATCTCATAGTTCTTAGACTTACAAGTGATATAGAATCCCTTGTCTTCTTTCTGTCGAACAGATACCCCAGTCTTCTCAATCAACTCTACCTGATCATCAGATAGATTAACGAGGTCAACTTGGTACTTACCGCTGAGCTTGTTACGCTCATACAGGAAAGGCCACATCAACTCTACGTCATCAAGTTTAAATACTTCGCTCATACTTTTCTCCTATAGGAAGTAATAGAACATATATTATAGCACACAATATTAATGTGTGTCAAACCAATTGTTACCAATTTTTGCTTCAGCATCTACTGGGCATCTGAAGTTCAAGGTAAACCCGGCTTGTGAGGCCGAACTGCACATGATCTGTGCAACATCTTCACCATACTTCTCCTCTGTTTCAATTTGAATTTCATCATGTACAAATGCAACTTGCCGCACAGGTAAGCGAAATCTCCTGAATTGTTGATGTGCTTCAATACACCACTGCTTTGCAATGATAGCCCCGCAACCTTGAAGGAGGCTGTTGAGTGCGGCATGCTCAGATCTAACAATGATTCTTCTACCGTCCAACCCCGGTACGTACCCTTTGCTCGCCACTTTCTTAACTTTTTCCATGAGTCTCGATAGCGCAGGGGTGTTAGCATAAAAGCGCGACAAGACCTCTTGCCCCTGACGCGCACCTCCCCCGACAATACTACCAATCTTTGCGGGTCCCGCGCCGTAAAGGGTTGCATAGATGAGAGTCTTAGCCTGCGGTCTCGTAATGCCTGCGGCATCAGCGTTCTTCTGATGGATATCT